TTACGTTTATTCCCGGCATTGGCATCACTAACTTTGGTAACAAAACAACCACAAGTAACACCACAGCACTGGACCGCATCAATGTGGCACGTTTGGTAGCATTTATTCGTGGACGCTTGGACATCATTGGCAAGCAGTTCTTGTTTGAGCCAAATGATCAGATCACACGCAATCAGATCAAGAACGCAATTGACGGTCTAATGATTGACCTAGTTGCTAAACGTGGTATCTATGACTATCTAGTGGTGTGCGATGCGTCAAACAACACTCCTGCACGTATAGATCGTAACGAATTATATGTTGACATTGCCATTGAGCCAGTTAAAGCAGTTGAGTTTATCTACATTCCAGTGCGTATCAAGAACACTGGGGAAATTGCTGCCGGAGGCTAATAAAATAGGGACCGGGTCCCTATTTTTAGTCACGTATAGATAACATAAATAACAGTAACAGAGGATAAAAATTATGGCTTCAGCATCGTTAAACAAAATGACAGTACCCTTGGCAAGCGACCAAAGTGCAAGCACTACTGGCATATTAATGCCAAAATTAAAATATCGCTTTAGAGTGATATTTGAAAATTTTGGTGTGCAAGGTGGTCCGGTTACCGAGATGACCAAACAGGTCATTGACTTTACACGCCCAACAGTGACATTTGAAAATATAGATATTCCAATCTATAACTCCACTCTTAAAATGGCTGGCAAGCACTCATGGGGCGATGTAAGTTGTAACTTGCGTGACGATGCTGGTGCTAATGTACAACAACTGGTTGGTTCACAGCTACAGAAACAACTGGACTTCTTTGAAATGGCATCTGCGGCTGCAGGTGCAGATTACAAATTTACAACCAAGTTTGAAGTGCTGGACGGTGGCAACGGTGCTGTTGCTCCAACAGTGTTAGAGTCGTGGGAACTGTATGGCTGCTACTTGAAAGAAGTAAACTATGGTGATGCCAACTACGCTACTAGTGAAGCAATGACCATTGCACTGAGCATCACATACGACAATGCTAACCAAGTGGTTGGCGGTGGTGTTGGCGAAACAGGCACTATCCTTGGTACTACACTGGGCACAGTAACCGGCTTAGGTGGCACCCAAGGCGCCTAAGTAACTGAATGAGCTTTGGACAAAACTTTTTAAAAGGTTTTATTGGCGACAACGGGTTAAGAGATTATACCCACGCCAGTAAAACCTTTCGTACAAATGGATACGAACTTGCGCCACGCTTCAAGTTCAACTTCCACACATTCTTTAATCTAAACACCACAGGAATTCCTGCCCTAAACAACAGCGACCAAACTAGCATTGGCCTGTCAGTCAAGACCATTGACTTGCCCAGTTATCAAATCTCAGTTGACACAATGAATCAGTACAATCGTAAACGTCTGGTACAAAGTAAAATTGAATATCAACCTGTTACCATAACTTTTAATGATGACGGCGGCGATTTAATTCGCAATTTATGGTACAACTACTTCAGTTACTATTATAAAGATCCTGTACAACAGTACGAAGGTGTGCCAAACACCAATGGAACGTCTGGCAGCTTACAAACAACACCAACAGGATTTGGCTACAACACACGTGACACCTACAGCAACGATAGATTTGTAAACGACTGGGGCTATGTGGGCGAAAGTTACATGGATGGAACATTTGCTCCAGAAGGTAAGCCACCTTTCTTTCGTGACATCAAAATTTACGGACTAAATCAACACCATTTTGCTGCCTATGTGCTGGTGAATCCAATGATCACAGATTGGAAACACGACACCTATGACTACAGTCAAGGTGGCGGTATTATGACACATACTGTGTCAATAAAGTATGAAACTGTAAAATACTATTCAGGTGCCATTGGCGCTGTGCGGCCGGACACCAACGTGGTTGGGTTTGCTGATCCTGCCCATTACGACCAGATCCGTAGTTCAATATCTCGTCCTGGCAGCCAGTCAACTGTGCTGGGTCAAGGCGGATTACTAGACGCTGGTATAGGCATCTACGAAGACTTAACTGCGTTGACTGGTCCTAATCCTAGCATTTTTAATGTGATTGGTGCCGCACAAAAAGCACTTAATGTAAATCAAACACTGAAACGAACACCACTCAGCAATATCATACGTAATGATGCTGCCGCTGTCCGACAAGATGTGTTGCGCAACAGCTTACCGGGCGCAATGCGCAACGCAGCCAACTCTGCCAACAGTATGATATTTCCTAAATCAACCGCTGCCCCACCTGCTGTTGGTACGTTCGGCAAAGACTTTAAGACCGGCTAACACATGAGCTCAATTAACAACACCAACTACAATTTAGATCTCACTGTGAGAGTGTTTGACAGTTTTTACGGATACGAGCAGTTTGTTGACAGCAATGAATATGATGTGGTGCTCAGTTACTTCAAGACAACATGCACCACTGCGGCAGCAGCGGCCAACTTTGCCACAGCTCTGTTCAGAGTTGCCAATGAACAGAGTATACCTGTGCTGTCATTGTTACAGCAGATGCAAACAACTGCCAATACTGCAGAACTGAACCTGACTCTGGCATACTATCTTAACGATCAACGTAGTAATGCTACACTGCTTGGCGTGTCACAACCTGTGCAGCCAAACTACTATGCGGCACGAAATGCCCGGGCATGAGCAAGTTTGCCCAAGGACCCTACACTGTAAAAAACCCCGCCAAGTATGTGGGCAAAGGTGTGCCACGTTATAGGTCTGGTTGGGAATTATCGTTCATGATATTTCTGGACAACAACGACAATGTGATGCAGTGGGCCAGTGAAAGCATACAGATCCCTTATCGCAATCCTGTAACAGGAAAACAAAGCATCTATATACCGGACTTTTTGATCACCTACAGAACACGCCAGAACACCTTGATTGCAGAAGTGATCGAAATCAAACCCAAAAAACAAAGCATCATTGAAAGCAAAATGAACAACAGAGACCGCATGGTAGTGGCCATCAACTACGCTAAATGGGCATCTGCAACCAAGTGGTGCAACCGCAACGGCTTAAAATTTCGCGTTCTGACAGAGGAAGACATGTTCAGGAACGGCGGAAAATAACCTGTACTATACCGCAAAAGCGGTAAATATGGTATGACTAAAAAATTAGAAGACCTCTTCGACTTACCGTCTAGCACCGCCGATACAGACGAAACTGTGCCGGATATTGCCACCACGCAATATGCCATAACTGAAATTGACAATGCCATTGACAAGATTGACGCTGCCTTACCCAGTGTACGCGATCTAGAAGCCAGTGATGGCGACATGGACGAACTGGCACAAAAAGCCACAGAAACATTTGATGACCTGATGGACCTTGGCATGCAGGTGGACAGCCGCTATGCCAGTGAAATCTTTGCAGTGGCAGGTGCCATGCTGGGGCATGCACTCACTGCTAAAACAGCCAAGATGAACAAGAAACTCAAGATGATTCAACTACAGCTACAAAAGGCCAAACTGGATCTGGACCGGGAAAAACGCACAGGTGATAACGAACCAGAGTCTGTGGAAACTGCCGAAGGTCAAGTGCTGAGTCGCAATGATTTGTTGGATCGACTTATTGGCACAAGAGACCAAAAGAATAAACAAGCATAAATATCATATAGGGATCGATTATGAAACATTTTAAAGAATATCTGGCAGAGAACGAAAGAGTATACAATTACCGCATCAAAATTGCAGGTGATACTCCCAAAGATCTAGTTCGGGCACTGGGAGAAAAACTTCGTCAATTTGACGTGGTCAAAATGTCTGCTCCAAAAACGTCGCCTGTTCAGGTCCGGTTAGCAGACTTTCCGGCCATCGAAAACGAAAGCTGTACACACATGGATGTTGAATTCCGTTATCCAGCAATCGAACCACAGATTCGGCAGATTGCGCAACTGTTGGGCATTGATCCAAATCGTGTGTGCATGTTGACTGTGCCATACGAAAACAACTATGACAAAGAGGCTGTGGATGTTGAAAAACAAAACAAAGACCTGTTGACCAACACAGACTATCCAGCACCCAACGCAGAACAGAAGGCCTTGTACAAGGACTATTCGGCTGCTCCAGAAGACCATGCAGTGCTGAAAAATACCTATCGCAGTGACTTCACAGTGGCCGGCGGTCGGACACCTCCAGCAGTGACCACAAACAGTTTACCCATGGGTGACAAGAGCCCAATGACCAACGTCAAGCGTCCACCCAAGCCAGCCACCGGCTACAACCCTAAAGGATAATAAAATGAGTTTTTTCC